AAGATACGCTAATGTAACAAACATACGATTCTGTTACATGCCACTCATCTCACGAAAGGAAGCAGCGGAAAAATTAGGTGTGACTCTGCAATCGGTTTACATGTCCATAAAAAGGGGCAAGTTGACCGCAATGGAGGATGCTCAAGGCAATATTTTGATTAATAGCGATACGATGTGGGATGAATTAAAGAAAAAGTCAGCAGGACCAAGGGTTGAGAAAGTGGGCAGTGGTAGAAAAAGAAATAGCAAAACATACGAATCTATACCTGAATATGATGAAAGTAGGGCTAGGACTGAGCATTTAAGGGCTGAATTATTAGAACTAGAGCGTAAGCAAAAGGAAGAAGATCTAGTTTCGATGGATGAAGTGCGTACAAGTTGGGAAAATATTATTGCTACAGCAAGAACCAAGCTTTTAGGTGTACCAACAAAGGCAAAGCAACGTATTCCTGATCTAGACACTAATGCTATGGCTCATTTAGATGACATTATTCGTGAAGCTTTAGAAGAATTAGCTGAACCACAAGCAGCATGACCAGTATTTCTGAGTTAGAAAAAAGTGCTTATGCAGCATTTAAGCCACCTAAAAAGCTAACTCTTAGTGAGTGGGCTGATGAATATGCGTATTTAAGTGCTGAGTCAAGTGCTGAAGGTGGAAGATGGCACACTTTGCCTTACCAAAAGGCGATGATGGATGCAATTACTGATCCTAAGATCGAACAAGTTACGGTGATGAAGTCAGCTAGGGTTGGATATTCTAAAATTTTAAATCACATTATTGCTTACCATATCCATCAAGACCCCTGCGGAATAATGGTGGTGCAACCAACAATTGAGGACGCTGCTGGTTACTCGAAAGAGGAGATAGCACCTATGATTAGGGACACTAAAGTATTAACAAATTTAGTCAGTGATGCTAAAACAAGGGACAGTAATAATACAATTTTACAGAAACAATTTCCTGGTGGAGTTTTATCTTTAGTAGGAGCAAATAGTGCTAGAGGTTTCCGAAGAGTAAGTAGAAGGATAGTCTTGTTCGATGAAACGGATGGCTATCCTGCATCGGCTGGAACAGAAGGTGATCAAATCAAACTTGGCATAGCTAGAACACAATATTTTTGGAATAGAAAAATAGTTGCTGGCAGTACACCGACTATTAAAGATTTTTCAAGAATAGAACGATTATTTGGGCAGTCGGATCAAAGAAGGTACTACGTTCCATGTTGTCACTGTGGTCACATGCAATATTTGCGTTGGCCTAATATGCGTTGGCAAAATGATGATCCATCAACTGCTTCTTATGCTTGTGAAGAATGTGGTGCATTAATTCCTCACAGTAAAAAAAGATGGATGGTTGAGCGTGGTGAGTGGAGAGCAACGCAACATGGTAATGGTCGTCACGCTGGATTTCATATTTGGGCCGCTTATTCTTATTCACCAAATGCGGAGTGGTCAAACTTAGTGGAAGAGTTTTTGCTAAGTAAAAATGATCCAGAACAGTTAAAGACATGGATTAATACGACATTGGGTGAATGTTGGGAAGATGAATATGCAAGCAAGGTTGGTGCTGATGGATTGATGGAGAGAGCAGCCGTTGAAAAATACGAAAAAGGTGTACCTCCTAAAGAAGTTCTTATGTTGAGTCTTGGATGCGATGTTCAAGACGATAGATTGTCTATGAGCCTCTGGGGGATAGGTCGTAATGAGGAAATGTATTTAGTAGATCGAAAAGTTATTTATGGTTCTCCAGCTAGAGCAGATTTATGGAAGCAAATGGATGAAGTATTAATGGATAAATATAAAAATGAAGATGGAGTTGAATTGAAAATTGACTCAGCAGCAATTGATACTGGAGGTCACTTTACTCAAGAGGTTTATCAGTACGTTAGAGAAAGATCTCACTTAGGATTAATTGGAATCAAGGGTATGGGGCAGAAAGGTAAGCCACCGATAGGTAAACCAACAAAAGTAGATATAAACTTTTCAGGAAAGGCATTAAGAAAAGGGGTTCAGTTATTCCCTGTTGGGGTCGATACTATAAAGACAACACTTCATAACAGGTTAAAAGATGCAGAAATAGGTGATGGTTATATACATTTTTATCCAACAATCACCACCGATTACTTTCAAGAGTTAACAGCAGAAAGACAAGTGTTGAGATATAAACATGGATACCAAGAACGAGTTTGGGTTAAGAAAAGCAATGCTAGGAACGAGGCTTTAGACGAAATGGTTTATGCCTACGCTGCCTTTTGCAGATATAGACAAAAATATGACCGAAGAACAATTTGGGATCAATTAGAAAAGAAGCGTAACCCTGTAGAACCTAAGCAGGAGGTTCCGCTAAGATCAGGGAGACAAAAAACAGCTAAAAAGCGTAATTTTGTCGCTAATTGGTAATTAAACATGACTATTCCTTCTAAAGTTCGTGCTGGAGACATACTTCAGTGGCGAGATTCAGAAACACAGGATGTATTTGGTAATGCAATTACCAGTACTGATTGGTCGGTTACATATTATTTAAGAACAAACACTGCAAATGAAGCACATATCACTTCAAGTACTCCATATCTATCTGGATGGCAATTTACAGTTGCATCGGCTGTAACAGCAAATTTTGATGCTGGAGACTGGTTTTTTCAAGCAGTTGCTGATAAATCTGGAGCAGAAAAACAAACAATATTAAGTGGTCAGTTTGAAGTTTTAC